AAGAAAAAGAAAAGATTGCACCCGGTAAAGCCACCTTGCTGGCGACCATCAAATACAAATGTCCAGAGGGCGAGCGTATCGTTCAGTACCCTCGCCATGCAAATCTAAGTTTTGACTTGAAAGGCTAAATATGTTCCCCCTCACAGCACTATTTGAAGTCGGCGGCAAGCTCATCGACAAACTGATTCCCGATCCCGAAGCCAAGGCCAAGGCCCAAATGGAATTGGGGAAGATGGTTCAAGACGGCGAACTCGCCAAGATGGCGAACGACACCAAGCTCTATGAAGTCGAACAGGAGAACATCACAGACCGCTGGCGCTCGGACATGGGCAGTGACTCTTGGATGTCTAAGAACATCCGCCCAATGGCTTTGATCGCCATCTTTGTGGCCTTCTTCCTGTTCACCATGATGTCTGCGTTTGGCTACAACGCGCAGGAGTCCTACGTCCAGTTGCTGGGCCAGTGGGGGCAGATCATTTTCCTTGCATATTTTGGCGGACGCACAGTCGAGAAGCTGGCTGACATGAAAATGGGCAAAAAATGACCGAAGCTCAATTGGAAGCAATGCACATCGATGTCAAGTGGCTCGAGGCCCTTGAATCGTGCTTCTTTCGCTTTGAGATCAATACCCCGCAGCGCCAAGCATCGTTCATCGGCCAGTGCCAGCATGAGTCGGGCAATTTCAAAACCCTGCGAGAGAACCTGAACTATGGCTCCAAAGGCCTGTGCGCCACTTGGCCCAAGCGGTTTCCCACAGAAGAGAGCGCAGCGCCGTACCATAGAAACCCAGAAAAGATTGCAAATAAGGTCTACTGTGATCGAATGGGGAATGGTTCTGAGGAATCCGGGGAAGGCTGGAAGTACTCTGGCCGGGGTCTGATTCAGTTGACAGGCAAGGCCAACTACATGGCTGCATCTGACGCTCTGATGGTTGATCTGGTGGCCGACCCCGATCTTGTTTTGCTCCCGGAATACGCTGCACTGACCGCGGCTTGGTTTTGGGACAAGAACGGTCTGAACAAGTATGCTGACGTTGCTGACTATCCCGGGATGACAAAGCGCATCAACGGTGGGACAATCGGGCTGGTGGATCGTGTAAAGCACATCACCACTGCCTTGACAATCCTGTCTGCGTAAGGAGCCCCTGTGCCACTAAAAAAACTGACGCTCAAGCCGGGGGTAAACCGGGAAAACACCCGCTATACGACGGAAGGCGGCTACTACGAGTGCGACAAGATTCGTTTTCGTCAGGGCACACCAGAAAAGATAGGCGGCTGGATTCGTCTTACGAGTGAGTCTTTTCTGGGCGTTTGCCGTTCTCTTTGGAACTGGATCTCCCTGACTGGGCTTAATCTGGTGGGAGTGGGCACTAACTTGAAGTTTTACATTGAGCGGGGCGAAGTGTACTTCGACATCACGCCGCTTAGGACCCGGGACTACTCCGTCACCCTGACAAATCCGTTTACCACGGTCCTTGGCTCTGATTTAGTGCTTGTAACGGACACTGCCCACGGTGCTCAGGTAGGAGACTTGGTCCGTTTTTCAGGGTCAACAGCAGTTGGTGGAATTCCCGCGGCTGAACTTAACATCCAGCACATAATCATTGCACCAATCACGGTCAACAGCTACACCGTTGAAGCAGTTACTTCGGCCACGTCTGCTGTTACGGGCGGCGGAACTGTGGTGACATCCTACATTCTGGACGCCTTTTTGCTCGGCGCAAGCCCATTTAGCACCACAAGCGGATCTCCTGTTGTAACCGTCACTGATGCAGCGGGCGGCTATTCCACCAATGATTTTGTCACCTTCAGCGGAGCTACTACGGTTGCGGGCTTGACGCTTAATGGGGAATACCAGATCTCCGGTGCCATAGCCACTTCGTACACCATCACCGCTTCTGCCAATGCAAATGCCACCACCACGGGTGGTGGCTCAAGCGTGTACGCTTCCTATCAAATCAACACGGGCCCTGAGATCGCTGTCCCACTGTTTGGATGGGGCGCAGGCCCTTGGGGCCTTGGAACTTGGGGCGTTGGCGTTTCTTCTTCCGAATCACTGCGCCTTTGGTCACAGACCAATTACGGGGAAGATTTGATCTTCGGTCCGCGGGGCGGGGGCATTTATTACTGGGACACCTTGACTGGTGTTGCACAGAGGGCCGTGGCCCTCGGATCACTCCCCGATGCTTCTGATGTTCCAGTGATTCAGAACTACGTACTGGTCTCTGACATAAGCCGGTTTGTCTTTTGCTTTGGAACAAATGACATTGGGTCTACCGCGCAGGATCCGCTTTTGATCCGCTGGTCTGATCAGGAAAATGTTTCCAACTGGACCCCTGCGGCGACCAATCAGGCTGGAAGTATTCGCCTGTCTCAGGGCTCCGAGATCATCAGTGTGATCCAAGCCCGACAGGAGATCTTGGTTTGGACAGATACCTCTGTCTACTCTATTCAATACCTCGGCCCACCGTTCATCTGGGGCGCTCAGTTGGTGGGCAGCAACATATCCATTGCCAGCCCGAATGCAGTGGCGTATGCCAATGGCGTAGCCTTCTGGATGGGTGTGGATAAGTTCTACATGTACAACGGTCAAGTGCAGGCCATGCGCTGCGATTTGAAGCGCCATGTGTTTGAGGACATAAACACTTTCCAGCTTGAGCAAATATTTGCCGGTACCAATGAGGGGTTTAATGAGGTCTGGTGGTTCTACTGCAAAGAGGATGTAAATGCCGTGGGCAGCTATGTCATCTACAACTATGCAGAAGATGTCTGGTATTACGGCAACATGTCCCGCACAGCATGGCTCGATAGCTCCTTGCAACGTGGCCCGTTGGCCGCGACGTACAACAAGAAGTTGGTTATCCATGAACAGGGTGTTGACGATGAGGAGGCTGCCACAGCAGTGGCTATCCCGGCATACATCACTTCTTCCCAGTTTGATCTGGATGACGGGCACCAGTTCGTCTTTATCCATCGGGTGCTGCCGGACATTACATTTAGCGGATCAAGCGCACAGAACCCTAGCGTAGTGATGTCGTTGCTGCCTTTGCAGAACTCCGGCTCTGGCTACAATGACCCTGCTTCTGTGGGTGGAGTGAACGCGGTTGCCGTTACGCGGACCGCGATTGTTCCCGTCGAGGAGTTCACAGAGCAGATATTTACCCGGGTCCGTGGCCGTCAGTTGTCCTTCAAGATTGAAAGCTCTGCTGTGGGCGTGACATGGCAGCTGGGCTCTCCCCGTCTTGACATGCGTCCTGATGGGCGGAGATAAACAATGTCCTTGATTGTCACTTCCGACTTTGAGCTTACCCGTGTAGCTCCTCCTCGCCTGCCGTCGGCTCCGATCATATACAACGCCCAATATCAGGAGCAATACTCCAATATTTTGCGCTTGTACTTCAACCGTTTAGAAAATGTCTTGGGGCAACTTGTGGCAAATATTGACACCCTCCCAGTCTCGATTGGCGGCACAAACGTAGACGCTTTTGGGCGTATCCGAGTAAGCGAGCCTTACACCTTGTTTGATAGCCAGAACCGCTATGATATTGATACTCAGTACGACACGGCTTTGACTGGGACAGGGGTGACTGCATATCAAGTAAACGAATCCGCCATCAACTTGTCCGTAACTGCTGGCGGTGTCGGCTCCGTGGTGCGTCAAACTTTCCGCAGTTTCCCGTATCAGCCCGGTAAGGGCTTGCTGGTGCTGGCTACATTCTGCATGGATGGAAGTACAAGCCTGAATCTAACCCAGCGCGTTGGCTACTTCAACACGCAAAACGGCGTGTTCTTTCAACACGTCGGCAGCATAAACTCTTTTGTACTTCGCTCCTATGTGACGGGCTCGGTCAGTGATGCGCGGACCGCGGACCAGTCTTTGTGGAACGGTGACAAGCTCGATGGATCAGGGCCCTCGGGCCTTACGCTGGACCCATCGAAAGCTCAGATTTTGTGGATGGACTTTGAGTGGCTGGGTGTGGGCTCGGTGCGCTGCGGCTTCATCATCAATGGCGAGTACATCGTCTGCCACACCTTTACCAACGCCAACGAGATTACCGCAACGTACATGACCACGGCTATCCTGCCGGTCCGGTATGAGATCACCTCGACTTCTGCGGTTGCTGCTACATTAAAACAGATCTGTTCTTCCGTCATGTCGGAAGGTGGCTATAACGCCCAGTCTGCGAACTACACCGCAGCTAGGACAACTAAACGAACAACTTTTAGTACCACATTTATTCCATTGATCTCCATTCGACTTGCATCTGGAAGACTTGGTTCTGTTGTGCTTTTGACTAAGGGTCAGGCATTCCCCACCGTCACTCAAAACTATGAAGTTGTTGTTCTAAAGAATGCAACGCTGACGGGTGCGTCTTGGGCAGCAACTGTTTCCTCAAACGTGCAGTTTGACCAGACAGCTACAGCGCTTACCGGGGGAGTGGTTGTGGATCAAGAATACATATCCTCCACTTCGCAAAATAGAAGTGCAGCTCGAGTGGATGTTGGTTACAACTGGGACCTGCAACTGGGAGGGTCTTTGGCAGGTGTCAGTGACACTTTCACGCTCGCCATCCGAACATTAGATGCGACCCCCTCTGGCGATGCTTGGGGCGCAATTTCCTTTTATGATCTGACAACGCAGTAATATTTTCTAGGGGCTAAACCATGGCAACAGCAGCAATGACACCACCACAGGGCATTATGGCCCTGCCTGAAAACGATGAGGCCAATGCCGCCCCTGAAATTGGTATTGATGAAACATATGACGCGGTAAAAACAGGCCTGACTCAGGCGCGTCCTGATGCCGCTGCGGACATGGATGCCATGATGGCTGAAATCATCCCCCAGCTTGGAGAATTGGATGTCGAGCAGCTCGATGCGCTGATCACGGCCATTAAGTTCTTGAACGATAACCCTGAAAACTACGCCAAGAACATCTCTGACATGATCGCCGAGGACATCATCGATGAAGGTGATTTCCCAGCCGAGTTTGATCCTGAATTCTTGGCTACGATCCTGACTGTCCTGATTGAGGCCAAGCGCAATAAGACCGCTGGCGCAGCAGGCCCCGCCGGGATGCCTGCACAGATGCCCGCGCCTCAGGGCTTTGCCAAAGGGGGCATTGCAGACGCGGTTCGCATTGTTGCCTCTCAGGGCCGCAATGGCGACACCATGCTGGCCCACATCACTCCCGAAGAAGCCCGCATGCTGCGCAGCCAAGGTGGCTCCGGCACGATCAATCCCCAGACCGGTTTGCAGGAATACTTTAATCCCTTCAAGGCTGTTGCCAAGGTTTTTAAATCCGCTGTAAAGATAGTTAAAAGCACGGTCAAGGCTGTCGTTGGTGTTGCCAAGAAGATCGTTTCCAGCCCCATCGGCCGTATTGTTGCAACCGTCGGTTTGACCATGATCGGTGTGCCACCCCCTCTGGCAAGCATGCTGGTTACCAAAGCGGGCGGAGGCAGCTGGAAAGACGCCATTATTTCCGGTGCAACGTCGTATCTGGGAAGCGCAGGCAGCCCTATTTCTGGCTACATTGGAGATGCGGCTAAAGCAGTGGGGATTACCAGCGCAGCAGGGACCGCGGCCCTCGGCTCTGGTTTGGTCGGCACCGGCATCGGCCTGTTGTCTGGGCAGAAACTCAGTGACGCTGTCAAAGGCGGTATCACTTCTTCGATCATGGCTGCCGGAACTACGGCATTGGCTGCTCCTGCCTCGGAGAGCTTTGACAAGTTCAAGACCCTGTTCACTCCTGAGCAAGCTGCTGCTCAAGCCACAGCACAGCCCTCAATGGGCCCCCCAACAGCAGCCCAATTAGCAGCGCAGCCTGCCCCTGATATTGGAACTCCTGTTTCCACTCCGATTTCTATGGGCCCACCCACGGCAGCCCAATTTGCAGCGCAGCCTGCTCCTGATATTGGAACTCCTGTTTCCCCTTCTTATCAGGTCCCCGGCATGGTGGAAAGCGCAAAAGGTATGGGCCAAGGCATCATGCAGATGCTCCCCGGCACGGAAGGCGACTTTAGTACCGGCCTCAAGCAATTTGGCAAGGGTGCCGGGGACTTGTTTGCCCCTAGCGGCCCAACTCCGGCGCAAATCACTAAGAGTGCTGGAGATATTCTGAAGGCCGACACGACAGGGAAGATGACCTACGCTGATGCTTTAAAAGAGGCAAAAGCACAGGGCCCCGGCATCATCCGCTCCTACGGCCCTGCCGTAGCCGCGGGCATTGGTGCAATGGGCTTGATGGGCGGCTTTACACCCGGTCAAATGCAGCCCTCCGAATTGCAGCAGAAACTGTCCGGCACCCCGGGCATGGATCTGATTAAAGGTGATCCATCGAAATATCTGGTCCAAGGCATGCCCGGGGTCAGATATGACGCAAGTGGCAACATTATTGGCTCATCCCCGATTGATTACACTGTTGCTTCACCTACTGGTGGGGGCGCTTCGTTGGCCTCGGTCCAGTATCGGACTCCCGGATTGGCGCAGATGCAGCCGACGCCGGCGTACACTCCGTTTACAAGTGGAATTAATGCTCCAATGAATGTTTCGCAGCCGTACAACACTTCCTCCATGTACGGGAACATCATGCAGCCCCAGCAGCGTGCAGACGGGGGTGAAATGCGCCAGCAAGGGATTGCTTCTTTGGCCGCGGGCGGGTATCCTCGACGCACTGGACAAATCAGTGGCCCGGGGACCGAGAAATCCGATGACATCCCTGCAATGCTTTCCGACGGCGAGTTCGTCATGACTGCAAAAGCCGTCCGCGGCGCAGGAAAAGGCAGCCGCCGAGCAGGAGCAAAACAGATGTACGCTCTCATGCATCAATTGGAAAAAAACGCTTCACGGGGATAATCCATGGCAACCGAAACCACAGAACAAATTGTCCGGGAAGCCCCCGAGATCGAGGCCTATAAACTAGGCCTGCTGCAATCGGCAAAGGCTCTCCCGGCACCCGTCCTTCCGGCCTATCAAGTGGCTGGGATGTCTCCGGAACAACGCTCTGCCATTCAACTTGGAATGAGCGGGATCGGGGCATACAAGCCCTACATGGAAGCGGCCGGCCAAGGTCTTGGGGCTGGGACCCAAACTACCCAAGAAGCCGCTAATTTGCTGCGTGGCGCAGATACCCGTGGTCAGTTTGCCGCGGCTCAGGCTGCCATGAATCAGGCAGGCATCCCGATCCAGCAGATGGGCCAGTCTGCCCAAGGCATCACTGCTGCACAGCAGATGGCGCAACAGTACGCTCAGGCCAACATGGGCCAGTCCATGGGCACACTACAGCAGGGCATCGGCGCACTGCAAGGTGCAGCTCAGATGTACAGCCCGCAGTTGGCCGAACAGTTCATGAATCCGTACCAACAGCAAGTGATCGACGAGTCTCTTCGTCAGATCAATCGCCAAGGTGATATCTCCCGCCAGAATCTGCAAGCGCAGGCCACTCGCGCTGGTGCTTTTGGTGGCAGCCGCGAAGGTGTACAGCGAGCTGAACTCGAAAGAGCAATGGCTGAACAGAGAAACGCGGCCATTGTCGGCGGTCTGTCTCAGGGTTACCAGCAGGCTGCCGGTCAAGCGCAGCAGGCATTTGAGCAGCAGCAGGGCCGTCAACTGGCACAGGCTCAGGGCTTTCAG